GGGACGGGGCCGCCTTCTCCACTTCGCGGATCGTCTCGGTGTGGACTGGCACTTCCTTGATCTGGATCGTGGGCTTCTCCACCACGTAGGGCTTATCCACGTATTCCACGCGGACCTTCTCGATGATCTTTTCCACCACCGTCGGCTTGTCCACGTACTGCACGCGGACCCGTTCCACATCCGTCCCGCGCCGGCGCACCGGCAAACCAATCGCGATCCCGATGAGCAGGGCGACCGCGATGAGGATCAGTTCCATGCCATATACTCCCGGTTCTGAACGGACGCGACGGGCAGCGGGGGCGCGCTCTGTGGGTGGGATCCACGCGCAGCTCCTCACGCCGGCCGCCGCATCCGACTTAGCGCGACCCTGCCGTCGCCAACTGCGCCGCGCTCGCACGCAACCGTGCGTTCTCGGCCATGAGTTCTTCCAAGCTCAACACCTGCTCCCCGAGCACTTGTCGGATATAGGCCACGCTCGACATGTGATCGCCCTTGTGGTCGCCCTTGCACGGGAACCACACATCGAGCACTTCCAACGTGCCGCCGTCGGTGTACTTCCCCGTCACGACAAACTTGATCCGCACGCCGTTGGCCTTCGTGACCTGATACGTCCCCGGCTCCAGCCGATTGCGGAGATCAACTTCCTCCGGCGTGAGCTGCTCGGCGGATTCTTCCTGCCCGCACCAGATGAACTTGCACTTCAGTGCCTTCACCTTGCCCGCCGCAGCCGCGGCTAAGTCCCCCTCGGGATAGCTGAACACGCTGATGCCGGGATGGTCGGTGTTCTCCGGCTTGGTCTTGACCAGTAGTTGCTGCTGTTGTTCCAAGAGCCGGTCAATGACCGAGGCATCGCCCGATCCCGTCTGTTTCATCTCGAGCAGGAGCTTGGCGGTCTCCTGCTGCATCTGCGCCATCTGCGAGAGCACCGTCGCCATGTTCACCGGCTCATCGGCCTTGGGCTGATTGATCGGCGCGTCAGGAAAGCGTTTCTTCGGATCGTCCATACACTCCTTTACGAACTGAAGCCGGGGTGGTCGCTGGTCGCCAAGGCTTCATCGCCTGGATCTTCCGCGACGACCAAATTCTCAATCCCCTGCGCCCCTGCATCGCTGGCGGACACGGTGTCGGCCACGATCTTGGTGATGTCCTGCTCGCCGTCGGAGGTGCTGACGACGTGCCCGCCGCCGTACACTTCCTGCCGGCTGACGGTGTTGCCGTTGATCGTCATCTCGCGCCCCGCCGCTTCGCCGGCCGCGATGTTGTCGTAGGCGGTTCTGCGTCCGCGCACTGTCAGTGCCATTTACTTCGCTCCTGTCTCTGCGGCGCGGCACGCCCGATCGAACGCGGTCGGATCGGGCGCCACACCAATGTCTCGTAACGGCGGCGCGTCCTTCGCGCTCACGGGAATCAACTGCCCCACGTCCACCGCCGATTTGCCGCCCGCGCTGAGCGGGCCAATCGTGAAGGAGTACGACGGATCGCGCTTCCCGTTCGGGTGGCTCTCGTAGCCGTACATCAGATGCGGCCGGTTCAAGAGGTCGCACCCCGGCGGTAGCATCACCTGGACGCCACGGCCTTCCGCAACCCCCAGCCAATACTCCGCGCTCCCCCGCTGCGGGCCGTATTCCGTGCCCGTCCGGTAGTCGCAGCCAAACATCCCAATGTGCGTCACGCCCTCCATGAGCGCCAACGCGATCATGTAACTCACCTGATTCGTCATGTACCCGCGCGGAAATTCCGTCACCATCTGCGCGAACGGATACTTCATCGAGGCCGGCGCGTCGGCGTAGACTTCTTGCATCATCATCGGGATGCGATTGGTCTGAATCCACTCGGCATATTTCGGATCCCAGTTCTTCTTCGTGGCATCACGCCAGAGCGCAGGCGGGTGCAGATCGAAGAGAATGTCCGGGTCGCGCTTGCACAGATGCCGACAACTCGAGTGCGCCCACAATTCCCACGTGAGGTCGTGCCACGGCGCGTACTGCAACGTGTGCCCGCCACCCAGACACGCAATCTTCCGCAAGCGTCCCAATCCGGCCATGAGCGGCCGGCGCGGCGTGATGGGTCTCGGTTTAACGTCAGACGCCCGGATCGCAAACTTCAGCCCTTTCTGTCCCACCCAGATCTCCCTCAGAGAGAGCCTCCCCTGCCCGGTGGCAGAGGAGGCCCGAGTTGCCCTACGAAGTCGGACCCGCCAACGTGATCTCCTTGTTGCCCGTGACGTACGGGTAATTCAGGAAGACCGCATAGGACTGTCCGATGAACGCCGATGTGTTCGCACCCGAGGTCGCGTTCAGGCTGTCCATCGAGGACGGGCCTGATGCGCCCGATGATCCGATCCAGTTCGTGAGATCGGAGGCTTCCGCGAAGTCCACCACCCACATCCCGTAGATGACGTTCGCGTCATCGCTGGAATTGGAGGTCGCCTGCGCGACGCCCTGCGCCTGCAACGACAACACGCCTGACGGCGTGCCGACGCTGGTTTGCGGGATGCAGTAGTACGCGCCGCCGGCTGTTGCGGACACGCCACCATCAGTGGCGACGCCCGTTTGCACCGCCGGATGCACGCCGTAGATCTGCACCCAGCCGCCGCTGTCGGAGGTGGGATGCGCGCCGCTGTCGGTCACCGGGGTGCCGGAGCACACGACGCCGACGCGATACGGCCGTGCGGCCGTGCCGAGGAGCGGTGCCGCCTGATACAGCGAATTGATCTGCACCAGACAGCCGTAGTAGGTGTTGTTCAAGAAATCGACAAAGACGAACTCGTTGCCGTCTTTGTCGCGGGCCTTGTCGCCCGGCTTGTGCGGGAACGGCAGCGAGAAGATGACCGAGGTAGCGCCAGCCTGAAGGTTGGCTCCTGGTCCGACCAGTTCACTCATGGAAGCCTCCTTCTAGGTAATGGCCGTCACGACGCCGAGCATTCTCGGATTCGTGAAGATCAGGTTGCAGATGGAATGCACTTTGAACACCTTGGCCGTCTGGTTCGCCGGCTCGACCGATTCGTGCGCCTTGTACCAGTGGCCCTTTTGATACGCGAGTTTCAGGAACTTCGGGTTGAGCATGTACATCGTCCCTGACGGGCAGTCGTTGTCGTACGCGAGCTTCATGCCCTTGAACTTCAGGGTCTCGTTCTTGAACGCGCCCTCACCCGAGGACTTGTCCGCGAACCGCTCGTTCGCGAGCAGCAAGCCCTCGTAGCCCTCAAACACCGTCCGGGTCGTCACGCCAAACTTCGGGTGCTGGCCGTTGACGCCGTTGGAGCTGAGGTTGTAGATCGAGCGCATGACCGCGCGCAGGTTGTCGTACGCGGAGGTCGTCTTCGCGCCCGACGCCTGCTGGTTGCGCGCAAACGAGAACGACGCACGATTGACCCCACCGGGCGAGCCGGAGGTCGGGGAACTCGCCACCAGCAACTGCAAGCCACCGATCTCTTTCGAGCCGGTGCCGGTGCCGTCACTGAACAGCGAGGCGTTGATAACGCTGGCGAAGCTGTCTTTCAAGTTCTCCAGCTTCTCGTCGAGCAGGTCGAATTTCTTCGCGCTGCCCTGGTTGATCGCGGATTCGAGTTCGCTCTGCACGACCGTGCCGGCGATTTCTTTCCACGAAAACTCGTAGCGATCGAACACTTCCTGGCGGGTCGTGCTGATCGTTTCGAGGTCGGAGTAGAACTGCACCGTCTGATTCGTCCCGTATTCCATCGAGGCGGTGATGACATCACCACCGTCGACCGCCTTGAAGGCTTCCCCCTGCTTGAGCTGATCGAGCAGGAAGTAGTCCTCAAAGATCTGGTCCTCGGGCTTCTTCGCGACAAGTGCGTTCCAACTCGCGGCGATTGTTTGGCCGTCGTTGGGCGCTGGCATTTACATAGTCCTCATTCTCGGTTTGCCATCGCCGCCCGTTCCTCCGGGTGTGCCTCGTAGTAGCGGTGCGCCTCGCTGAATTTCTTGAACTTCGGCGGGGCACTGCCACTCGGCGCACCCGAACTCACGGTTTGGGCGTTGGCTTTCTGTTGAAGGTCGGACAACACCTTCGCTTCAGACTTCTGGCCGATACTGGGGAAGATCTTGGTTTTCAGCACGTCGTCGTACGCCTGCCGCAGCGTAAGCTTCGGATTGCCCTGGAACACGGCGAGAATGTCCGCCTTGTGCTCCTCGAACATCGGCATCGACTTGACGTACTGAATGTCCGCATCCGCTTGCGCTTCCGCCTGCTGCCGTTGCTGCTGGCGTTCCGCTTGCGATTTGCGGCTTTCCAAATCTTGCTTGTACGGGTTGAGGCGTTTGTCGATCTCATGCGCGAGCATTTGCTTCACGAGATCCGCGCTATACGTGCGGCTCACGATCTGCCCCTGCTCGTTCATCACGGGCACGTCCGGCTCAAACGTCGGCTCGGCCTGTGGTTGCTGCGCTTTCATCGACGCCAGCATCCGCCCAATGCGCGACTTGACGGTCTCGCCGTGGACGGGGTGGTTCAACGCTTCCTGATAGACCGACTCAAGAAACTCCGCCGGGTCGCCTTTATAGCGGGCGTACCACTGCGATTGCTGCTCGAGTTGATCCCGCTGGACCGATTCGGCCCAGCCGTACTTCTCCCGATACTCGGCCATCTGCTTTTCAGCAGCCGACATGCGCGTGTTGACCTCGTCAAAGCGCGCACGCGGAATAAAGCCTTCACGGTCGGTGCTGTCGGTGATCCCAGACTGCGGTGTCCCCTGTGCCGCCGGGGCCGCGCTACCACTCGCACTGTCCGGGGTCGAGGCTGGCGAAGCACTCGGAGCAGACTCACCCGAGCCTGCCGTGATACCGCCACTCACTACGGATTCGTCACTCACTACTACTCCTGCCACCTCTGCCACGGGTGGCCCGCGATAACGAGGGACCAACAAAAAAGAGACGTGTGCTGGCATCGCGCCAACTACACGTCCCTTAGTCGTGTTCCCTTTGTCAGTCGGCGCCCTGAAGGGTCAGGGGTTTCAGGCTGCAGGCCCTAGCCGACCGTCAAACTTGTGTTACATTCCGTGCCCGCCGTGCGTATGCGAATGGCTGGTGCATATCGCGTGCGTATGCACCGGCCCGTGCGTCTGGATCTGCACAAAGTCTCCAGCGTGAACGGTTTCCGTCGCCACGCCAACAATAAACTGGCTTCCATTGGCCCGCGCCACTGGAATCGCCGTGCCACTGGAATACCGCACGGCTGTCGGCTTCGGCTCCTGCGCCACGATGGCGGCCGGAATCGCCACGCCGATGGCCGTTTTCGCGAACGCTCCGAAAAATCCTCGTCTATCCACGTCCCACCTCTTTCGCCATCGCCTGTATCCGCTCACGCCAGTACCCCAGCGTTAACGTACGCAGATCGCGTAGATTCGTACGCATATTGCGTATTTCCCACTCGCGCTCAAGCCGCTCCCGTGAAATCTCGTTCCAGACGTCCACCATCAGCACCGGCAAGTCCTCGCACACATCCGAGATCGGGCGCTGGCGTTTGACAATCGGAATCGCCCCCATATGAATCGCTTCGTAGGTCCGGTAACAGTCCCACGCATTCCCCGCTCGACTCAGCACGAACTTCGAGCGCCCCATCTGTGAGACACAGTGTGCCGCATTCGCCTCCGTCCACCGATCCGCCGTCACCCACGGTCGCCGCGCGAAACTGCTCCACAGTTGCGCCCGCTCCTGCGTGCGGACTTGGTAGTTGAGGTAGAGCAGCGTGTCTCGCGTCGCGCACCGTTCACCAGCCTCCAAATACGGGACCACTGACCCTTCGACGCCCAACGGCATCGCCGTAAGGTGCGGGTGTGTCGCCATCGCCTGCACGCCGAACCAGTGCGTCACGGGCGATCCCGGCTGAAACATTTCGTCCACGGCCGTCGGCTTGATCGTGGTGTCGCAAAACGCCGAGACCAGCACGATGGGCTGCGTCACGTGTTGCACCAGCAAGGCTCTCCACGGTGCCCGCCACCCAGCCCGCGCGTACACGATCTCGCCAGCCGTGGGTGCCGTCGGCGGGATAGACGCCATCAACGCCCGCTGGTGATACCACTTGATCACCGGCCGCTGCGGATCGCTCCGCACGATCGCCATCTGGTCGCCGCAGTTCAGCACTTCGCAGGTCGCGAGATTCCGTATCCCCTCCCATGTCAGATAGTCCATTCATGGCCTAGGCGCCGTCGGCGGTACCGGTCCGCGTGGGGTCCCGCCGCACCGCGTGCAATACAGGCTGCCGCTTGGCCGTGCGGCCACGTCGGCCCCGGCGCACTGACACAGGCGTGAGTTTGCCGTCATAAATCCACCGCGCCAGTTTCGCTCGCATCCGATACCGCGCATGGCGCTGCGTGGCATCGTGCCGCACAATCGCATTGACGACGAACGCGACCACGATCCCGAGGCCGACGTAGAACTCAGGACTCATGCGAGTCCCCACGCCCACACGCCGCGCATTTATTCGTGCGCCCAGACCACCACACGTACGGTTCGATGCGGACGTGGTAGTACTCGGCGTTCTCCGATTCCATCGCCGCCAGCTCCACGCGGGCCTTCGTGCGCTCGCCGTGGAGATAGCCGATCCCGGCCGCTACGAGGAACACGTGCACGATGAACAACTCAGGACTCACGCCACGGCCCCACGGTAAATTCGGCGGTGACGGTAGCGCGGGTCGTGCCGCTCGTCTTCCCCACGCGCTCGAGCAAGATCTTCGCGTCTTCTAGTGTCTTCGGGCTGATACTCGCCCAGTTCGACAAGTAGCGATCGCCTGGTCCCGCCCAGCGGTCGCGCAATTCCACCTTGTGCTCGGCCATCGCCGCCTTGAACTCGGTCTGGCTGTAGACGGTGAATGGTTCGTGACTCATATTCTCCACGACCATGCCGCCCGGAATCGAGTCTGGCACCACCCATGTCTGTGAGATCCCATGCGGGCACCACGGCCACGATCCGGTGTGCAGTTCTTGTCCGCAGTCATCGCACGTCATTGCACGCTCGGTCCCGGCCGCTTTCCGTGGTAAAATAACCAAGTGCACAAGGTCAACATGGTTGGCGTCACGCTCGGATTACTCACCGGGATTGCTCCAGCAAGGTCGCGATGGGGTAAGGCGTATTGGTTGTGTCGCTGCGCTTGCGGCAACGACGTAACTGTTAACGGCCAGTATTGGCGCACTGGTGATACGCGCAGTTGTGGATGCGCCTCCAGCCGAGCCACATTTGGTAAACGCGAGAAAACTAGAGCACTGAGACACGGCTACAGCGGCACGCCCACTTATTACTCTTGGGTCGCCATGAAAAGTCGCTGTAAGCGGCCTGATAAAATCTACTACCACGGCAAGGGCATTCGCGTCTGCGCTCGATGGGAAAAGTTCGAGAACTTTCTTGCCGACATGGGTGCACGCCCAACCGGAAAGACGCTGGATCGCATTGATTCCGCCGCCGACTACGCGCCGGGAAACTGTCGTTGGGCCACCCCACAAGAGCAGTCGCGCGATTCGGGTTGGTTCGGCCCACATCCGAAAGTCAAGCCGCGTCGTGGAGAAAAGTTGCCTCGTCATTGAATACTGGGACCGCTCAATTTTCCAGTTTGTTCCGCCGCGTGCTTACTCAACGGCGAGGCTTTCTCCGCGAGTCCCCCATGCGGCGCGGCCGACTTCGACGCGGGCTTGTCCCCCGATGCGGTGGGCTGCATCTCCGCGAGCAGCAACTGCGCCTGCATCTGGTTCTGTGCGCCAGCCTGCGCTTCGGCCACGGCCTGTGGGCTGATCTGCACGCCACACTGCGCCAGCACTTCCACGACAATCGGGAACTGCGGCATCAGCGGGTTGAAGTCTTCGCCCTTGTAACTGAAGCCCAACGACGGCTCCGGTTTCTGCTCTGGGGGCGCGGGCGCGATGCACTGCGCGGGATCCAGTCCGCGCAATTCGAACATGCGCGTCAGAATCGGTCCCCGGTTCACCATCGGATCCTTCGCGGCGAACTCGTAGAGCTGCGTCATCAGCCGAAATTCCATCGCCGCGTCCAGCTTGATCTGCGAATCCGGCTTGGCGGTGAACTTCGGCCGCACATCGCCCATCTCGAGCATGATGTCGCGCCACTGCAAATACGCCTGGGCGTCGGCTGGGCCGATCATTTCCGCGACACGTAACGGATCGGAGCAGAACCGCAGTGCGAGGGCCGCGACCTTATCCACGCCCTTCAGGTACTGCCGCAGAATGCGTTTCCGTTCCGCATCCAGCCGCACGTTGCGCGCTTTCGCGATCTCGGCGGTCTTCGTCGCGGTCTCGTCGCCTTCGCCGTCATCCACCCCGGCTCCAGTGGAGTCGATCCCCGAGGTCTTCGCGATGTCGCGCGTAATGTAATCGTTCGCGAGATACGTCTGCCGCGGGCTGGAGCCTTGCGCGATGAGCACAAAGTTCCGATCCAGGCTCGGGACAAACGCATCCGGTGGCAGCGGGATCATCGTCCCGGCGGTCACGGCGGTGGCAATCGCTTCCACGGCGGCCGGTGGAATCACTTGCGTGTTGTACGCAAACTTCGGCTTATTGACGCCACGCTCCGTCACCATGTCTGAGCGGAACGCGCAGAGTTCCTTGACCAGTGGACGCCGCATCGACGCATCACTCGGCGGGGTGGCGGAATCCGGCACCGCGCGCAACGTGAACACGTGGATCGGGTTGCCGATCATGGAATCCGCCCGCAAGCGGCCATTCGGGAGCTTGGTCTGATACGGCGAGCGCCACGCGGGGTCGTCTTTGTCCGCGAAGCCTTCGAGGCCGTCAATCAGAATGTGCCGGCGGTAAATCTCCGGGTGGATCTCGTCGTCGTCAAACAGGTACGCTTTGTACCAGACGATCGTGCCGTCGACATACGCGAGCGCGGAATCATCCGGGGTCGTGCCCGAGTCCAGCACCTTCTCGTCTTTCGTGCGCGTGCCTTCGAACTCCGGTGGCAGCTCACAGATCAACCGCGCCGCTCGCAAGGGAATGCGGAAGTTCATCCCCAGCCACGGCGCTTTGTCGAACTCCGTCGAGGCAAAATCGGCCGGGCGGCGGAACTTCTTGTCCGCGATCTCGTCCCACGTCCACGCTTCATGCACCGGCACCGGGACGGGCTGCGATAAGCCGAGAATCGCGCCGGGAACAGGCTCTTGCATCACCGGCTGAATCGTCGGCTGATAGCCGATCACCGTCGCCCCACGGCCGGAGGTGGTCGAGCACCGTTTCAGCGAGATCAACACGGTCTCGAGCGCGTCGATGTAATCCGAGCCGAGCAGCGCATTCACCAGTTTGCGGAACGCCATGACGCCTTGCTGCGTGGCGTCAAATCCGGCACCGGGCGTGAACTGCAACTCGGGCGATTCAAAGAACAACTGCGCGGTCTTCTGTTCGGTCTCGTAGAAGTCGACGTTGACGTTGACGAACTCGCCGTCCGGCATCGCGTCTAAGGGCGTGCCGGTGTAGAAGTTCAGGTTCTCCTGCCACTTCGCATTCAACGGTTCGTCAATGCGGACGGAGCGGTCCACCTCTTCCCGCCAAAACGTGATGTCGTAGGGCGAATCAGCAGGCATGTCTGACGGACTCGCCGCCTAATCGTGACTTCGTCTTCGGACGGACACTCTGGCGCAGGTGTCCCATCGTCCCAGGGGCGAACGTCGGCGTCTGCGTGGCAAAGACACCAGGGCTGGGTCTCGACATCGCCCCGTATCTCCACGCATCCATCGCGTGATCGTCGCCTTTGGTGTCAATGTCGTCGGCGTCGTTCTTCGCGCTCCGCGAGTTTGGAATGGACCGGATCAGGTACCGGCAGTCGGGATGCACGAGCTGCCACGGCTTCCCATCGGGCGCATCCCGCAGGAGCGCATGGCACCGCTGCCAGCCATTCACGCGGTCATTGTCCGCCTTCGTGATGGGGATGCCGTAGAAGCCCAAGGTCTCGCCAATGGACTGCCCCGTAAACTGCGCCTGCGTGTGGGTCGCTCCGGTCTTGTTGAAGACGGCCGGATCGCCCGCGGTGTAGGTGGGCTTCACGCCCAGTTCCGCATCCTTCGCGTGGATCCGCTGCGCCACTTCCTGCTCGTCCATGTCGCGGAACTTCAATTCACTGCGTAGGTAGAGGCGTCCATCGGCCAGAATCGCCCACCATAGAACGCATCCAGGTTGATTTCGTCCCCAGTCCAGACTACGAAACCACCGCACGTCTGATGGAGTGCCAAGATCTGCCACGTGATGCGATTCCCGCCACTGGCTGAAAAACTGCCCGCTAAACACACGCCAATCTCCATGGCGTAATTGCTCGTAGCGCCACTTTGGCAGTAGAGCCAAGGTAGTGAGGTAGTCAGGATCGATGTAGGGGTTGTCATCCAGAGTGGCGGGGATGTAGGTGAAGTTCGTCGGGTCATACACCTTCTTCAGCGCCGGGTACATCTCGAAATCCGGCTCATGGTCGACAAACACCTGGAGCAACGCATCCGAGCTCGGCCCGCCGGGATTCGACGCCACGACAAACTTCGCCCCGCCGGCCGCGCGGACCAGGGGCTTATTACTTCTAGCGCGCGTACTCAATTCCAAAATCGGCACGTCCCCCAACTGTCCAATCGGATACTGGCTCCCCTCATCGCACACAATCGCGTCGTACTCCGTCGATAAGTAGTTCTGCACGGCGTCGGCGTCTTCCATGTGCCCCATCTGGATCAGCGACCCATTGGGAAACTTCAACACGCCATCCCCCTTGTTCAACTCCGCGCCAATCAGCCGACTCTCGCTCTCCATCCGCCGCATATGCGTCTGGAGCAGCTGCTTGAAGTTCTCGCGGAGCAGTAACGCTTCGTACCCCGGAATCGTCAAACACTGCTTATAGAGCCACCACCGCGCGCCCGTCGACTTCCCCGGTCCCGCCGCCCCACCCCAGAGAATGTTCCGCGAGGGGCATTCCCACATCACCACCTGCTTCGGCACCGGCACAAACAGGCAGCGTTTCTCTTTCCCCTTCAACGTCACGACAATCGCGTGCTTGACCTGTCGCTGCCAACACGGCTCGTCCGGACACAGCCAACACCGCAACCCCAGGACTTCCGATTCGACCAGCGGCCGGCTGCACCAACAGCACTTCGCGCTAACGTGCTGGTTCAATGATCCCCCAGCGTCAGATCCGGCCCCGTCTGCTCCCGCTTCATCTGCTGCGTCCCCCCATGCCCCACCGCATGGCCCTTCGCCCCATACTCCCGCACCCGCACCGTGCCGTATTTCGCCAACAGGACCGCCAGACTCGCCTTCTGCGCGGCCCGCGCCGCTTCCGCCACCCTCAGCCATTCGCCATCTGATCGCCCCACAGCCAGCCTAGGCACCCGCACGACCCCTTTTTCTTTGTTTCTGGGCTACGCGCGATCGCCCTTTACGCATAGCGGGTGTCTCGACTGGGCTAGCCAGAGCCACCGGGGGGTAGGGTCCCCCGGGTGATTCGCCCGCAGGAATCCGCCGTTCGGTCTCGCTCGCCAGCGCTGGCACGACAACATCGCCTGCGCTGAGCTGGTTAACATAATCTCTATTTATAGGACCTTGAACGCTGTTCACACTAGGACTTAGCCTGTGCAAATCCTCGCTAAGTGAAGGCGAAGGTGATGCGATGATCCCGACTTTGATGTCCCCACCACCAGCACCAATCTGCACGATCACCTTCGGGGCTTGGCTGTCGTCCTGCCGCTTGCTCCAGCGGTCGGGATGCCGGCGCTCGAGATGGGTTGCGGCTGCGGCCCAGAACTGCGGTAACTCACTGGCCCGACGCACGTTAGCCACCATCTTGGCCTCAGCTCGAGCCTCGGCCCTTTCTACAGCGTTCGCAAAGGCGACGTAGGCGGCTTCTCCGGCCTGTCCGCGCTTGAGCCATTCATAGACCGTAACCTTAGACAGGCCAGCGAGTTTGGCGGCGGTCTCGATGTAGTTGCCGTCACCGATGGCTTCGAGGAATTGTTGAACCGTGGAGGCACTGCCGATGTCGCTGGGCCGGCCTGTGGAAGGCGGCTGGTACAGATTGGCGATGGTCTGAGCCTGTTCGGCTAAGCTCGGCATCTGGGTTGGGTTGGGAAGGGCTGGGCGCTGCCGTGCTACGCCCGGTCAGCGTTCTAAACAGCCCTGTGGATAGAGCATGGGCTAGCCCGGCGTGGATTACTAGGGGGTAGGGGCTGAGATGCTACCAGATGTAGTCAAATGACGTGAAATGTTACATGTGAGATGTTGTCGACTTGGGGCGCTCAGACCACGGCGGTTGGTTCTTCACCCAGATAATGCGGCGCGCCTTCGACGGCTTCACGCTGGTCATCACGATCAAGCCAGCCTCAGCCCACTTCCGGACCGTCCTGGCGTCCACGTCATACATCTCCGCATAGGTGGTGAGTTTGACCCACTTAGGCTCGCTCACGTAGCCTCCGTTCTGCCTCGGCCCAGTCAGCTGGGGTGTCTAACGCTTGCGTCTCGCTCGCGGGGATGATGAGGGGCTTCACCCTGTCCCCGTAGATGGTGCCGTGCTGCTCGACGGTGCGTCTGTGGAAGGCGTAGCACGTCCCATCGCGGACATAGCTATGGCCGCAGTCCTGCCGACGGGAGGGCGCGAAGGTCGTCCATTGGTGAGACAGGTTCCGGCTCCCGTCAAAGATGTACGCGTGATTCACGCTCGCATAGGCCTGTGGTAGCTCAATGACCGACACAACAGAATCCACGTCTGGTGTGAGCAGTTCTAGCGCCTGTGTGATGTGCTTCGGTTCCCGCAAGGGCTGGGTGGGCTGCAAGAGCACGATCTTCTGGTCTGGTGGCCCTGGGATCTGCCCGAGCACATGCTGCACGACCGCGATCATCGGTGTGTCGTCTTGGGCGAGTTCGGCGGGACGCTGAATCCACCGCGCCATCATGGGCGTGTCAATAGGCCTCACCCAGATGCGCGGGTCGCTCACCCAGTCGGTTGTGGTGACCACGGTGGGCACGCCCGCATCCACGGCGGCGTGGATGGCGCGTTCATACGGCGTCATCCCACAGAGATGCGTGAAGTTCTTGTTTGGGATCCCCTTACTCCCTGACCGCGCTGGAATTATTGCTAGGACTTGGTCCATCGTTGCCCCCATCTGTTGCGCTTCTTCCTGCACATGTCGTGGAGATTGTCCGCTTGGGTCCCTAAAAACAAATGCGCCGGCTTCACACATGCGGGATTGTCGCAGTGGTGTAGCACGCAGAGTTCGCCTGGGTCGGTGTAGTGCATCCGCCAGCTCATGCGGTGCGCTAGTTGCGTTTCGGTGTGGGTAACGCAATAGATGCCATAACCGTCACGGTTACGCTTCCCCAGCCACTCCCAGCAATGAGGTGTAATCGTCACATGCTTCCAAAACCTCTCCGTCTGTGAGAGCTTTGGCTGTCCGAGGCCGGCGCAACGGCGAGAGCAGTATTTGCGCTCCGGGTGTTTGGGGTCGCATATCTCAGCCCCGCACTGCTTGCACGCGAGTACATTGCTCATCGCTCTGGTAACTCGATAAGGCCGATGCGGTCCCAGCCATTCGGCACCACGATCTGTACGACCGGCACGCGATTCCACCGGCGCATACTGGCAATCGCCCTGTTCACCTCTGTCACTTGTCCGATCACGTCCTCGGACTCAGCCACGCCCACACGCTGCACGTCACGGCGAAGCTGCTCAATCTCCGCCGAGGCCGACACGTAGTTCACCTGATTCGCCACACACGCAACCACAAGCAAGCACACAACTAGAACCGCACCGGTAAAGGCGAAGAATCCAATGTCTTCAGGGTACATATCACCTCCGCTATCCGTTGTCCGCTGTCGCCTCGTCCATAGAGCGTGCTGCTCGGATAGGGGCCACGCATCCGTTGTATAGAGACGGCTTCCGCGATGCGCTCGCAGTTGTGCGGCACATCAATCACGTTCGGGCCGCGCTCGCGACCATGCTGGCGCGACCCCACCACAACAGCCGGTGTGCCCAAAAACGCGCCCTCACGCACCGATGCACTACTGTTGCCCACGAGGACTTGTGTTTGAGTGAGCAGCTTCAGAAAGCGTGAAGGTGGCAGGCTGCGCACCGTATGCACTTCGCCTTGATAGGCGCGCAACACCTTCGACGCCGCGCCCGCGCCCGCGTCCTGACCAGGCCACATAGCGATCCACTGGAGATCGCGGTGATAGCACGCGGTGGCTTCCAATGTCTCATAGAGTTGCGTACCAGCGTCCTCAGCCTCGCTCGTGACTGGGTGCTGAAGGATGACGCCAAACGGCTGCGTCAGATCAATCGGTGCCCCAGCCCCACCAAGTTCGTCCACGGTCACAGGCGGCTCGGTGAGCGCCTGCTTCGCGAGGTCGATACTTGGGCAGCCCGTCCACCAGATGCGTGATTCATCGCCGGTCAGGCCATAGACCCGCATCTGCGCGCGTCGGGTACAGACCATGTGGTAGTCGGCTAGGGCCGTGATGCTGTCGCGGACCTTATCGTCAATGCTGCCAGTGCGCTCGCCGCCTTGGAGGTGCACTAAGGGAATGTGCAAATATGCGGCGGATTGGGCTGCGGCAAGAACTTCGTGCCGGTCTGCACAAACAAGCACACAGTCTGGCCGCAGATGAGACAAGTGGTCTCCCAGTGCAGCAGCAAGTAGGCCGGTTTCTTTGGCGCTGGTGATGAGGTTTTCGCCTTCAATAACGCTGTAGATTTCCGCCGCGATCGTGAAGCCTTCTTTACGGATGACATTTATAACAGCTCCATATCTTTCGAGAAGGGCTGAGGCGCACGCGATGATTTGCAGTTCGACATCGTCGCGTTTCTTGAGCGCCTCGCACAGTGTTTGTAATTTTGCCCACGACGGCCTTGCTGTGACGATCACGGCTACCTTAAGACGCGGCATCAACAACCCCCACGGCCAGATACCGTATCGCCGCCGACAGCAGCCGTGCATCATCACCAAACATGCCAATTCCAGCGTTGCACTTAGAGCACAACAGGCCACGCACGCGGCCAGTCTTATGACAGTGGTCTACGTGTAGGCTTGAACGTCGCCCACTCGGATGTTCTGAGCAGATGGAGCATCGCCCACCCTGCGCCGCTACCATCGCGAGGTATTGGTCCCATGACAAGCCGTACTCACGCTGTACGGCATTCGCCCTCGCCGCGTGCGGAGTCTTGTGGTTACGACGCTGGTGCTTCTCTCGCTGCTTCCGCTGGTGAAATCGCTTCACACACGCAGGCGAACAATAACGTGCGCTCTTGTGTCGCCCCGTGACCAGCCGCCCACACTCTAGGCAGCCCTCAACTTCACCAAATAGCGTCGGACGCTTAAAGGCCCTGACTTGAGCGTTCTGTGGATTCGCACATTTTCGAGAGCAGAACGTGCTTCTGTTTCTAACGACGCGAAATGGGATGCCGCACGATTTACAGTCGCGGTACTCTGGCGGATGGTCGAGAGCAAACTTCGCGGCTCGCTGCTTCGCGCGCGCGCGCCCAAGGCAACGCTTAGAGCAAAAGTGCTCCTGCCTCCTCACGAGAGATTTGGCGCAAATTTCACAATTCATTGAGTAATTTTATCATTTTACGCCGTCCACCGTTCCCTGAACACCGTGCTCACGCCTGTCGACATGGTCTGCACCTGATCGCTCCAGTCGCGTATCTGCCTGAACTGTTCTGGCGTCTTGTCGAATACCATCTGCCGCGACTTCCCCGGCAAACAGAAGTGCGCTTCGATAATGCGCGCCCCCTTCGAGATCATGTGTTGACACGCCGCGATACCACACGTGTGGTCACTATAACCATCCCAGCCATTTATGAGCCGTGGCTCAGGGAGCGCGCACACGGCTTCTAGTGGCGTCGGATACAGCGGAATCGTGATGAGTCGTGCGGTGATGCGCGCGTCAAACACGCCGTTGTAGCGCCCCCATGCGTACGACTTAATGAAGCCCTGTTTGAATGGTGTAGGACTGGGAATGTTCCCTGAGCTTGCCACCTTAAAACGCAGACATCCAAGGGCGCACAACATCTCAAACGAGGGCACATCAAACGGCGTACTCAGAAACTGCACGCCTGCGCGGTGACACGCATTGATCAGTCGCTCGGTGGCCGTGGCATCCAAGTAGGACTGCTCCAGCCATGCGCGCTGGGGATCGGCCGGGTTGAGGCACGCCAGATGGTAATGCTGGAACTTGACCGTATGCGCGCCACTGTCCGCCGCCGCGATAATCATTTCCTCGGCGAGCGCGACGTTGCCGTGATGGGCCGTGGCACATTCCGCGATCAGTTCCACGCTCATGCGCGTCTCTCCGCGTGGGCTGCCCACATTTCGTAGAGACCGACACCCACCAGCGCACATCCGAGCAGCATCGCCCCGATCAGATACAACGTGGACTGCATCATCGTCATGTCGCCCACGTAGAACATCGTATAGGCCGCATCCTGCGAGGTGAGCAGCAGCAGTAATCCGGGCGATACACACGCCTGTTTTAGTGTTCTTGCAAACGTGGGTTTGTCTTGGCTCATTTACCGTCTCTCCGTGTGGGGGATCAGGGCTAACAACTTATCCATCTCCTTGGCGTGATCTTTCATCACCAACCCAAAGCTCCCCAACATCACAAAGTCTGGCGTCATCCACGCATCGCGCAGTTTCGTGATCTGCGCCCGCAGGGTGGCGGCCTCGTCCTTCCACTTCGCAAGTTCTTGCTCTACATCCCATGCGCGATTGCTGTTGTTCAACGCCTGTTCGCTGCGGATCGCCAGCGACTCTTCTAATTGCTGAATGCGTTCTCGTAGCGTCTCCTGCGCCCCGCCAGCGGACGCGGCCTCATGCGCGTCTTTACGCTCGTAGTAATCGGCCTCTTCGCGCTGGTAGTCGTCTCGTTCGCTCATGGCGTCTCCTCTCGTGCGGGGGGATCGGCCTTTGGTGGTTCTGGGAGCGGCATCCAGTGGGTTGCGAAGCGAGACGAATACCCACAGTCGTTGTCGTAAGAGCAGCTATCGACGACCCCGTTCGCCCAATGCGCGAGAAACACCGACGAGGCGTAGGACACAGCCAGAAAGTTCGTCCCATCTTTCGGCGCGGTCGCGATGGGCTGCCACCCCTGTGCGCCCTCGGCTGCCTGCCCACCGTAAAGTTCCCACAGATTTTCACGCAGCACCTTGGCTGCTTCTTCCGGTAAATCAATCTGCTGTGGCGGTCTCACCCCCTCGGGAGGGACGGCGAGCCTATCAGCAGCCTCAGTGAGAAGCCGCTTCAAGCCATCCAGCCACGGCGTCGGCGGTCCTGGTAGATGCTCAGCCCACCAATAAACATCGGCAATAAACTGCTCGTTGCTCATCAACGCAATCTGACGCTCAACTGAGAATCGTGGGTGCGTCATACGATCTCGCCCTCTCTCTTTTGACGTTCTTTGCCACCACCACCGCAACGCGGGCAATTCTTGATCCCGTCGTAGCCGTCGCCATCGCATTGATAGCAGTTCGGCGCTTTCACGGTATCCGCCCCACACTTCGGGCACTCCTTCTGTCGCACCCAGGCGTCGCACATCTCGCAATATCTCATTGCGTCACCTTTCGCTTTTGATAAGCACGGCGCTGGTGTGCGGCGATACACTTCCGGCAGCTACGCATCGACCAGCCGTTCCGGCCACGGTAGTTGTAGACATTTTCAGGCGTGAGTTCGTGCCCAGCTGGGCAATGTGTGCGCGGGATTAACTGCGGGTTTCTATTGCGACGAATAGAGTCTTGGATATTTTCCTTCTGTGTGCCGTCGTAGATGTGAGCGGGATTG